CTCTCACAAATCAATATTATTCGATGCTGTTAATAGTAGTTATCCTATAACTAATGTTACAGGTATCCAGATAAGAAGACATTTGACGACGCATACAATTTCGTCTGATTAACCTAAACCAGAAACCTAAAACCTAAAACTTAAAACATTAAACAAATTATTAACTAAAAAAAACAAAAATTATGGCAGAAAACACAATGTTATACTTCAGATCAGTTGCTGACGAAGATAACGATGATGGAGCGGAATCAGCTGCAACTAATCTAACGTCGCTGTTAATACCAGCTTCAAGATTAAGAGCAATGAATCCTACTAGTGATACGCTTTTATCATTAAGTTTTGATAGTATTAAAAATACATCAGGAGCAGATAATACTGTAACTGAAGTTACTGTAGCTGACACAGTTGCGCTAACTATTAATTCTAATCAACATAGAGAAGTTATGAACGGTATTGTTAGAGCTATCAACGCTAATAAAACTGGTTTAATAGTGGTTGCAGACGATGCAACAACTAATGTAGCTGGTACTACGGTTGCTGCAACGTATATCCACGGGGATATAACTGGAATAGCAACTGATGCAATTGTTTGTGCAGCTGTACATTCATAGTCAAATTAATTATTAACATAAAAAATTATCAAAAATGAGAAAATATTTTTATTTCAGAACAGACGCTGACGAAGATGATGATGATGCGAATAGTAATTCGGTTATGATACCAGTTGATAGGTTTAGAGGCGCAGTGCCTTCTAACTCTTCAGCAGGAACTTCAGCTAACGTTATTACATTATTCTTCGAATCAGCTTTAAACACAGCTGCAGCGGGTGACAACGAGCACATTATACAAGATACTGTTGTATTGAACGTGACTGTTGGACAAGCAAAAAACGTATTAGTAGCAATAGCAGAAGCTGCCAATGGACATCCACACTCAGACGGTGTTGTTGTTATTGGTGACGACGCGACTACTGATTTTGATGGTACTACTAAAGCTGCGGTATATGTTCACTCAGGAATTACTTCTGTAGGAGCAATTACTCAAGCCGCTGCATTATCATAGTAAATGCGATTAACCGCGCAGGATCTGCGTGACATGAATATCCTTAAGTATTACAGGCTCACTAGAAAGTGGGTCTGTAAAACTTACGGGTTAAAAGATGCAGATTTAGAATTATTAATTTATTTAGATTGTAAAGGAAGATTTACACGAAACGATTTTATCAACGGAGTTTATACATACTCATGGGATAAAAACAGATGGGAGAGATTAAAAAGAGAAGGTTGGATCGAAACCTGGAGACACAGAAATAGAACAACGATTAAGTACTCAGTATTTAAAACCTCATGGAAATGCTCTCAAATGATAAGTAGGATATATAGAATCCTATTAGGTGAGGAGGACTTACCCACTTCAGAGAGAAGTGTGTTTTATAAAAATAAATCATATACAGATAAAGTTTACAATAAAGCTATAGATGATATGATTAAAGATAAAGATAGATAACTATGCCAGGAAAACACTCAGGATTTAAAATGTACGGTAAATCACCGATGATGAAAAAGCTTATTGGTAAACAACATAATTTACCTGAAGAACTAAAAGCAAAAATTGAAGCCTCTCCACTTCCAATGTATGGAAAGAAAGCTGCTCCTGTAAAGAATTACAAGAAAGGCTACTACGGAGCGTAATGGGATTTAAACTAGGTAAAAATAGAGGATTAGAAGCTACTAATGGTGAGATCAAAACTAAGTTAAGTTTTGGTAGACAACCTAGTGGTATAGAGTCTATTCCTGGAACGCCTATTATACCTATGCCTTTAGAAGAAGGCATTATGGGTGAAGCTAATATGGATGGATCTATATACATTAATGAAAAAATAGATCCTAATAGCTTTGAATACAGACAAACAATTAATCATGAAATGAGGCATGCTACCGATATGAAGATTGGTAAGTTGGCTTATGATGATGATCATATTACATATAATGGAGAAACTTTTCCTAGAATGGATATAGATGGAGTAGATTCTATATTAGTAGATGGAAAATGGAAGGAAGCTGGAGACACTGGTTTTCCTTGGGAAAATGATGCAAATAACGGAAACGAATAAACTATGGGTATATTAACAAAAATATTGTCTTCTGGTGCAAGTGAACTTATTAAAGGCGTTGGTGGGGTTATAGATAGTCTACACACGTCTGACGAAGAAAAGTTAGCAGCAGAACAGAAAGTAAAAGAATTAATCTCTAGTTACGAGATAGAGATGGAAAAAAATATAACTGAGAGATGGAAAATGGATATGCAGTCCGACTCTTGGTTAAGTAAAAATATAAGACCACTAGTTTTAATATTCTTAGTAGTATCTACGGTATTGTTAGTATTTATCGATGCTGGAATTATTTCTTTTGAAGTTAAATCATCTTGGGTGGATCTATTACAATTAGTATTAATAACCGTGATCGGTGCTTATTTTGGCGGTAGATCATTAGAAAAAGTAAAAAAATAAAATTATGGGACAAAATTCAACAGAGGTAGCTTATGGCTTTGGACAAATAGGTAGTGGGTTTAGTGACGAGGCTGTAGCCGTAACTCCTCCATCTGGAAAAGTTATAATAGCTATGACATTCTTAGAAGATACTATTTTAAGCGCCATGGTAGCAGATGTACAGGATAACGCTGCTTATTTTAGTCACACAGCAGCTGTTGCTAATAATGGTGGTGGAGCTGCGGAAACAGACGCTGCCACGATTTTTCCTAAAGGAATAACTGTTTATGGTAGATGGACTAGTGTCACTCCTCCAGCGTCAACAACAGGTGGGGTAATATTCTATTACGGTATATAGTGTTAGGATTAGGCGTAGGATTTTACGGGGTTGGTGGTAAAACGTACCCTGGTGGCGGTTGGTTACCAACTGACGAATCATCTTTAGAAGCTTGGTATAAGTTTGGAACAGCAAGCATAAAAGCAAGTACTTTCAGTTGGGTGGATTCATCTGTCAATGGACACGACATGGTACAGGCAACCAGCGGTAATCAACCAAGTAACTCAGCTGGGGTTATCACGTTTGATGGTAGCGATCACCTTGAGTCGGTTACTGACATAACATTAACAGATGGCTTTACCGTCGGGATTAAGTTGAACACATCAGATCCCACTAATGTTTTTATTGGAGACAACGATAGTAATAATAATTTTTATAAACAACTCAACTCTACTACTTTTAGATTTAGAAATGCAGATCCGGGCGGACTGGCTGATGTAGAGTTGGATGGGGGAAATAGCTTTGGTGATAATTATCTTGTAATAACGAGAGATGGTAGTAATGCCTTTAAAGTATGGTTTAACGGAGTGGAGCAAGCGGATACCGATACAAGAGGAGGGGATTCTATTATAAACGCTATAGGTGTCAAGAACCCTGATGCTGACGATTTCGTAGGAGACATATATGAAATACAAATATACAGTAGTACTAGTGCTGACTTAACAGCCAACATAAATGCTAGACTAGCTGGATTATAAAAACAATTAACTTAAATTAAATTAAACAAACAAAATGGCAACAAAAACAAAGAAAAAAGACAGTACAACTGCAAAGATTAAAGAACTTAATGGCGTAGAGGATATTAGACCTCAAAAAATAAACGAACAAGAGTTAGCTCAACTACAATCAGCTATTAAAACTATTGACAACTTAACAGCTGAGGTTGGAAGCATAGAGGTTAGAAAACACTCTTTATTAAAGGCAATGGAAAGCGTACACTCTCGTTTAGAAGCTCAGAGAGTAAATATACAGAAAGAGTACGGAACTGATAATATTAATCTTCAAGATGGGACTATTTCTTACCCTGAGACAAACGTTAACCCAAGCAATGGCGAAGTTAATAAGGAAGATTAGTATCGGTAAAGATTATAAGAATGACGCTATGCACTATGCCGTGGGGCAAGAAGTGTATGGTGGTCATACTATCTGCGATATTATAGAAGAAGACGATAAGTTTTCTGTCTATATCAAAAAAAATAAAGACGTATTACCTTGGAAAGACTTTAACAAGAATATGGCTGTATCTGTAGAATATAATCTACAATACTAATGAAAAGCGTTTACAACTTTGTTGTAAAGCCAAAAGGAGAAAGATATAACAATACTAAAAAACTAGATGGTGGAGAGTTAATCCTCAACACAGAGATATTCAACCATCAGTATGTTAATAGAGAAGCAGTGGTTATATCAACACCTATCATTGGTGATACAGACATAAAACCAGGAGATACAGTTGTAGTACATCACAATGTATTCCGTAGATGGCATAACGTAAAGGGTGTTGAGAAAAATAGTAAAGCCTATTTCAATGAAGATACCTACTTTATAAACGACGATCAAATCTTTTTATATAAAAGAGATGACAAGTGGATAGCTCCAAAAGGATATTGCTTTGTAATACCCTTAAAGGCTACAGATCAGTTTAACACTGAATCTGAAAAACCTTTACAAGGTATCGTTAAATATTCTGACGGTACAGTTGAGGTTGGCGATCTGGTTGGTTATAGACCAAGTAGTGAATATGAGTTTATCGTTGATGGCGAGAGACTATTTCGAGTTTTATCTAATTTTATTACAATCAAATATGAACATCAAGGAAACGAAGAAACGTATAATCCAAGCTGGGCACAAAGCAGTTGAAGAACTTATTAAAGTAGGTGAAGAAGCTATTGTCACTGACTCTGAAGATGATCTAACAGCTGATAAGTTAAAGAATGCCGCAGCTTCTAAAAAACTAGCTATATTTGACGCATTTGAGATACTTAACAGAATTGAAGAAGAAGAAAACTTGCTTGAGGGTAAAACACCTGAAGAGGCAAAGGAAAAGACTTTTAAAGGATTCGCAGAAAGTAGATCTAAATAATGTACAATCAAAGTTTAGTTAATACAGTAGAACCTGTTAAGAAAACCACTATTAGTAGACTTAACAAAGGTAAGAAATGGAAATACGGTTACGATAAAGAACACGATATTATAGTGTTATCTCGCAGCGGTCAAATAGGCGAGATAGTAGAAATACAAGGACTAGTCATTGCGCTACCAAAAGCTCCTAAAGAAATATACAAAGATCCGAAGAACAAATGGGTGAAATTCGAGTACCCCAAGGAGTTGCAGAGAATTAAGAATATATTTGATTGGAGAAACTATCCGGAAAGCAGTAAAGAAAAATGGTACGATTATATAGACGAGGAGTTCAGAAGAAGGGAAGAAGGATTCTGGTTCACAAATAATGGTAAACCAACCTGGATAACAGGTACGCAATATATGTACTTACAATGGAGCAAGATTGATGTAGGTGCTCCAGATTTTAGAGAGGCAAACAGATTATTTTATATATTCTGGGAAGCTTGTAAAGCAGATAAAAGATGTTACGGAATGTGCTACCTTAAAAATAGACGTTCTGGATTTTCTTTTATGTCATCAGCGGAAACAGTTAATTTAGCCACTCTTGCGAGTGATAGTAGATTTGGTATACTATCTAAAACTGGATCAGATGCAAAGAAGATGTTTACGGACAAAGTGGTACCTATATCAATTAACTATCCTTTCTTTTTTAAACCTATCCAAGATGGTATGGATCGTCCTAAATCTGAACTTGCTTACAGAGTACCTGCTAGTAAGTTTACAAGGAAGAAAATGTCAGCTACAGATGGGTTGGAGGAAATCGAAGGTTTGGACACGACGATTGATTGGAAAAACACTGGAGACAATAGTTATGATGGTGAGAAACTAGCTTTACTAGTTCATGATGAATCTGGTAAATGGGAGAGACCCGATAACATTTTAAATAACTGGAGGGTTACAAAAACATGTTTACGATTAGGTAGTAGGATTATTGGTAAATGTATGATGGGCTCAACTTCAAATGCTTTAGATAAGGGTGGAGAAAACTTTAAAAAATTATACAATGCCTCAGATGTCACGAGAAGAAATAGAAATGGTCAGACAAAGTCTGGCTTATACTCTCTTTTTATCCCAATGGAGTGGAACTACGAAGGATTTATTGACGAGTATGGAATTCCAGTCTTTACTACTCCTGATATCGACAGACTTACACCAGACGGTGAATTAATAGATGTAGGTGTAATAGATAGTTGGCAAAATGAAGTAGATGGTTTAAAAGATGATCAAGATGCTTTAAACGAGTTTTACCGTCAATTCCCTAGAACCACAGAACATGCATTTAGAGATGAGACTAAAAATAGTATATTTAACTTAGTTAAATTATACGAACAAATAGACTACAACGAAGAGATGGTTAGGACCCTAGGAATTACAACTGGTAATTTTCAATGGGTTAATGGTATTAAAGATTCTCAAGTAATATTCTACCCAGATCCAAAGGGTAGATTTAAAACTAGTTGGGTCCCACCTCAACAACTGCAAAATAGAGTTGTACTTAAAAATGGTATTAAATACCCAGGTAACGAGCACATGGGTGCTTTTGGTTGTGATAGTTACGATATATCAGGTACAGTAGATGGGGTTGGATCGAAAGGAGCTTTACACGGTTTAACTAGGTTTAGCATGGAAGATGCTCCGGCTAACAGTTTCTTTTTAGAATACTTGTCAAGACCACCAACAGCTGAGATGTTCTTTGAGGACGTTCTAATGGCTTTAGTATTTTACGGGATGCCTATACTCGCAGAGAACAATAAACCCCGTCTCTTGTATTACCTGAGACGTAGAGGATACAGAGGGTTTAGTATGAATAGGCCTGATAAAATATGGAACAAATTATCTGTTGCAGAAAAAGAGGTTGGTGGAATACCTAACTCCTCAGAAGATATTAAACAAGCTCACGCGGCGGCAATTGAAATGTATATACAAGATCATGTTGGAATGAAGCAAGATGGAACATTTGGTGATTTGTATTTTAATGAACTGCTAAACGATTGGGCAAAGTTTGATATAAATAAAAGAACAAAGCATGATGCGTCAATAAGTTCTGGTTTAGCTATTATGGCTAACAATAGACATTTATACGCACCAAATGCTAAGGTTGAAAAACAACCATTAAATTTAAACATTTCCAAGTATACTAATACTGGAAGCAATTCACAAATAATCAAATAATAAATATGGCAGAGTCTGGCATTAAAAGTTATTTCCCGAGTCAAACTGTAAGCGATGCTGAGAAGCTTAGCTATGAATATGGTTTAAAAGTAGGTAAAGCTATAGAGCAGGAGTGGTTCAACAATGATAGAAGTTCTAATAGATATAGAACTAATCATAATAATTTTCATAATTTAAGGTTGTATGCAAGAGGCGAACAATCTATACAAAAATATAAGGATGAGTTGTCTATAAATGGTGATTTGTCCTATTTAAATTTAGACTGGAAACCAGTTCCGATTATTTCTAAGTTTGTAGATATAGTTGTAAATGGAATTGCTGAAAGAACATACGATATAAAGGCTTATTCTCAAGATCCTTTTGGTATAAAACAACGAACAGAATATATGGAATCTATAATCAGCGACATGCAAGCCAAAAGCTTTAACGATGCTGCTATGGAAGATTTCAATGTTGATCTTTACAAAAATAAAAAGAAAGATTTACCAGAATCTGAAGAAGAACTATCGCTTCACATGCAATTGAGTTATAAACAAGCTATAGAGTTAGCAGAAGAACAAGCTTTAAATGTTTTATTTGATGGTAATAATTACGAGTTGATAAAGAAAAGGTTTTACTATGATTTAACGGTATTAGGTATCGGCGCTGTTAAAACGAACTTTAACACGTCTGAAGGAGTTACTATAGATTACGTTGATCCAGCAAATCTTGTATACTCTTATACAGACTCTCCTAATTTTGAAGACATATATTATGTTGGTGAAGTAAAAAGTATCCCGGTAAACGAATTAGCAAAACAATTTCCTCATTTGTCTGAAAGTGATCTTGAAGATATAATGAAAAATAAATCTAATAATAGATCTAATTATAACTCAAGACATAGTTACGATAAAGAAGACAATAACACTATTCAAGTTTTGTACTTCAACTATAAAACCTATATGAACGAGGTCTATAAAATGAAAGAAACTGGAACTGGAGCTGATAAGATTATACCCAAAGATGATTCGTTTGATCCTCCACAAGATAAAGAAGGTGGATATAGTAAGATGCTAAGATCTATTGAGTGTCTTTATGAAGGCGCTATGATACTTGGTACAGAAAAGCTGCTTAAATGGGAGATGTCAAAAAACATGATGCGTCCTAAAAGTGATTTTACTAAAGTTAAAATGAATTATAGTATTGTAGCCCCTAGAATATATGATGGTAGAATTGATTCGTTAGTAAAGCGTATAACAGGTTTTGCTGACATGATTCAGTTGACACATTTAAAGTTACAACAAGTAATGTCTCGCATGGTTCCAGATGGTGTTTACTTAGATGCTGACGGTTTAGCTGAAGTTGATTTGGGTAATGGAACAAACTACAACCCGCAAGAAGCTTTAAACATGTTCTTTCAAACTGGATCCGTCATAGGTAGATCATTTACAAGTGAAGGTGATATGAACCCAGGTAAAGTACCTATTCAAGAAATTACATCTGGATCTGGTGGTAATAAAATGCAAGCTCTTATTGGTAACTACAATTACTACTTACAAATGATAAGAGATGTAACCGGGCTTAACGAAGCTAGAGATGGTAGTATACCAGATAAAAATGCTTTAGTTGGAGTTCAGAAATTAGCAGCCGCTAATTCAAACACGGCAACTAGACATATATTACAAGCTGGTTTATTTTTAACGGCTGAGACGGCTGAGTGCTTATCACTTAGAATATCTGATATCATAGAGTATTCACCAACTAAAGACGCTTTTATACAGGCAATAGGTACACACAACGTTGCTACATTAGAAGAAATGAAAAACCTTCATTTATATGACTTTGGTATATTTTTAGAGTTAATGCCAGATGAAGAAGAAAAAGGCATTTTAGAAAATAATATTCAAATGGCTTTACAGCAACAAACTATAGAGCTAGAGGATGCTATCGATCTTAGGGAAATAAGGAACGTTAGGTTAGCTAATCAACTTCTTAAAATACGTAGAAAAAAGAAGATGGATAAAGATCAGGCTATGCAACAGCAAAACATGCAACAACAAGCCCAGCTTAATCAACAATCAGCACAAGCAGCAGCTCAAGCCGATGTTCAAAAGAACCAGGCATTGAATGCTGGTAAAGCAGAGTTACTACAAATGGAAGCTCAAGTAGAATCTCAAAGAATGATGCAAGAGGTTCAAATGAAAAAAGAGTTAATGGCTTTGGAGTTTCAATACAACATGCAACTTAAGGGCGTTGAAGTTGATGGTATAAAAGACAGGGAAAAGCAAAAAGAAGATCGTAAAGACGAAAGAACAAAAATACAAGCAACACAACAATCAGAGATGATTGAGCAAAGAAATAGTGGTAAACCGCCTAAAAACTTTGAGTCCGCAGGTAATGATATACTAGGTGGAGGATTTGATTTAGGTTCGTTTGACCCTAGGTAGAATTTATTAATTATTATTATATTATATTATGGAAGAAGAAAATGAAAAAGTAGTCGAAGAGACTACTCAAGAAACGACTGAACAAGTTGATGAAAGTAAATTTGAATCTGCTGGTGACGATAGCGTTATAAAAGTAGATTTAAACGCACCTCCACAAGAAAAAGTAGAAACTGAAGTTGTGGCAGAAGAAAAAAATGAAGAAGTAGAAGCGGTGACAGAAGTTACTGAAGAGACAGAAACACAACCGGAAGCTGAAACACAAGAAACTCCAGTATTAGAAGAGATTACTGAAGAGGAAGTAGAAGAAGTTGAAGAACAAATCGAAGAAGCTGTTGCTGAAGCTGAGGCCACTGGAAAACCAATACCAGAAAATATCCAAAAGTTAATGGACTTTATGGAGGACACTGGAGGAGATTTAAGTGATTATGTTAAGCTTAACCAAGATTATTCAAAGTTAGATGATCAAAATCTATTACACGAATACTACAAGCAAACAAAACCTCATTTAAATAACGAAGAAATTAACTTCCTTATGGAAGATACATTCTCTTACGACGAAGATGTAGACGACGAAAGAGATATACGTAGAAAGAAATTAGCGCTTAAAGAGCAAGTTGCCAGCGCTAAAAGCCACCTAGACGGGCAAAAGTCTAAATACTATGACGAAATCAAAGCTGGAAGCAAACTTACGGGTGAGCAACAAAAAGCAATTGATTTCTTTAATAGGTACAACAAGGAGTCAGAAGCAACTCAAAAAACAGTTAAAACAAACTCTGATATTTTTACACAGAAAACAAACAATGTTTTCAATGACAAGTTCAAAGGTTTTGAATATAACGTCGGTGACAAGAAATACAGGTTTAATGTAAACAATGCTGAAGAGGTTAAAAACACTCAGAGCGACATAAGCAATTTCACCAAAAAGTTTTTGGATAAGAACTCTGCTTTAACAGACGCTAAGGGTTATCATAAATCTCTGTACACAGCAATGAATGCGGACGCTGTTGCGAAACACTTTTACGAACAAGGAAAAGCTGATGCTATGAAAAATAGTATTGCTAAAGCCAAAAACGTTGACATGAACCCAAGACAAAGTCATGGGAAAATTGAAGCGGGTGGTGTAAAGGTAAGAGTGTTAGGTAATGATGCTAACGACTTTAAGTTTAAAATAAATAAAAACAAATAACAATTTAAAAAAAATTTAAAATGGCAATTACAGCAGGAGATAATTTAAACAGTGTTGCAACTTCTACTCAGATGACGTTAGTTAATAACTATATTGACTTTACGGCGGCTGGTACAGCAGGTTGGGCACAGCAATACTTGCCTGACTTGATGGAAAAAGAAGCTGAGGTGTTTGGTAATAGAACAATTTCAGGATTCTTATCGCAAGTTGGAGCAGAAGAGGCAATGACCTCAGACCAAGTAATCTGGTCGGAACAAGGAAGATTACACTTAAGTTACAATGGTACATTAGATGTATCAGCTAATCAAATTACTATCGGTACTGATTTAGATGGTAACGCTGGAGCGGCAGCTCACGGTATTAGAGTTGGTGATACTATATTAGTATCTAGCTCTCGTGATGGAGCAACTACACAGTGTTACGTTAAAACTAGAACAGCTGGTGCTGCTACTATCGTGGCTTTACCTTACAAAGCTGCTCTTATGTCTGACGCAGCTGCAGGTACACTTACTGATGGTAGTTGTACTGTTATGGTATATGGATCTGAATTCGCGAAAGGTACTAGCGGGCAAACGTCTTCTAACGAGCCAGTTCACAAAAGTTTTACTAACAAGCCAATTATTTTAAAAGACTTCTATCAAATTAATGGATCTGATGCGTCTCAAATTGGTTGGGTTGAGATCTCTGGTGAAGATGGTCAAAACGGTTACTTATGGTACTTAAAAGCTGAGGGTGATACTAGATCTCGTTTTTCTGATTACGTTGAAATGTCAATGGTTGAATCCGTTAGAGCTCTAGCAGCTTCTACAATTCACGATGATGCGGTTTATGGTGGTGGTTCAGCTTCGTCTGTTATCGCTAACACGGATCCTGGGACTGAAGGTTTATTTGCAGCTATCGAAGATAGAGGTAATATGACTTCAGGCGTTACAGGTGTTAATGCTGCTACTGATTTAGCTGAGTTTGATGCTATCTTAGCTGAGTTTGACAAGCAAGGTGCTATTGAAGAAAACATGATGTTTGTAAACAGATCTACTTCGCTAGCGATGGATGACATGTTAGCTTCAATGAATTCTTACGGAGCTGGTGGTACTTCTTACGGAGTATTTGACAACTCTGAAGATATGGCATTAAACTTAGGTTTTTCTGGTTTCAGAAGAGGTTCTTATGACTTCTATAAAACTGATTGGAAGTACTTAAACGACAACGCTACGAGAGGTGGTGCTGTTGAAGCTTCTAGTGCAATTAGAGGTGTTGTTATACCAGCAGGTGTATCTACAGTTTATGACCAACAATTAGGAAAGAATCTTAAGAGACCTTTCTTACACGTTAGATATAGAAAAGGTCAAACGGAAGACAGAAAAATGAAGACGTGGATTACTGGTTCAGTTGGAGGGAATATTACAACTGATCTAGATGCAATGAACGTACATTATTTATCTGAAAGATGTTTAGTAGTACAAGGTGCAAACAACTTCATGTTAATGAACTAGCACAATTATTTTAAAGAGACTGGGATTAATTTCCCAGTCCCTTTATTTTTATTAATTTATATTATATTATATTATGGCAAAGAAAAAAGAAACAAAAAAGGTTGCAGAACCTTTAATAGAAAAAGACTTCGAAGAAGTTGAAACACCGGTTATGGAAAAACCAAAACCAAAAAAAGTTGAACCAAAAAAATCTAGTTGGGAAGTTAAAGATAGACAATATTATCTAACAGGTGGTCTAAGTCCTCTAAGTTATATCATTAAATCATCAAACATATATTGGTTTGACGAGAAAAAAGGATACGAAAGAGAAATAAAAATTACTTCAAATCAAAGAACTCCTTTTGTTGATGAGATGGTGGGTGATCAAAGACTACAACATGTTATATTTAGAAACGGAACTTTATTTGTACCTAAAAACAAAGTTATTTTACAAAAAATACTATCACTGTACCACCCAGACAAAGGGAGAAAGTTTCACGAGAAAGACTATCAACAAGAAGCGGTTAGTGATATACATGTATTGGAAACAGAAATATCAGCACTAAACGCCGCTCAATCTATAGATATAGATATGGCAGAAGCTGTTATGCGCGTGGAGTTAGGTTCTAAGGTGTCAGAGATGAGCTCTAAAGAACTTAAAAGAGATTTACTATTATATGCTAAAAGAAACCCAGGTTTGTTCTTAGAACTAGTAAATGATGAAAATGTTGTACTTAGAAACTTTGGTATTAAAGCAACTGAAATGGGGATATTAAAATTATCTTCTGATCAAAGAACTTTTTCATGGGGTTCTAATGATAGAAAGTTGATGAACGTTCCTTTTGATGAGCATCCTTACTCAGCTTTGGCCGCTTGGTTTAAAACTGACGAAGGCATGGAGATCTACTCTAACATAGAGAAAAGATTGAATTAATCTAACTGTAGATGCGGTCGCTCTACGGGGCGATCGTAAACTACAAATATAATCTACTATGAATAAACAAAATTTAAGAAACTATACTCGAAAATCCCAAGGATTAGGAGACACAATACATAAATTCACATCAATTACAGGTTTAGATAAAGTGGCACAAGGTTTGTCAACAAGACTAACTGGAAAAAAAGATTGTGGATGTAACAAAAGAAGACAAGCTTTAAACCAAGCTTTTCCTTATAAAAAATAAACATAATGATAAGTATAGATACTGTATATCAAAAAGTTTTGGCGCTAGCCAACAAAGAGCAAAGGGGTTATATAACACCTTTAGAGTTTAACTTATTAGCCAACCAAGCACAAGAGCTAATATTTGAGCAGTATTTTTATGACTTAGATCAATTTAAAAGAAGGGATACAGACGAAACATCTTTTTCGGATATGGTAGAATTGATTGAAAATAAGTTAACTGAATTTACTAGTATTGAGGTTGTGAGTAACGGTAACACATATCCAAACAACTATAGAATCGGTAGAATATTTGTTTTTGATGTTGATACTAATATGAATTATGAGGTGAAGCGTGTTGAAATGAATGAGATTAGAAACTATCTAGGTTCTGAATTTCACATGATGGGTTTAAAACAAAACCCAGTATACCACAAGAGTAACGAAGTAACTTTTGATATAGAAGTATATAATCACGAAGGATTAGTAAATGGCACGGGTGTTACCTGTGAAGTGATAGATCGCCCTGTAAAAGTTGAATGGGGTTATGATGTGATAGCAGAAAAAGCTTTGTATAACGCAAGTAGAGCCACTGACTTTCAATTACACGCTTCGGAAGAAACAGAGTTAGTATTCAAAATATTAGAATTAGCTGGTATTGTAATTAACAAAGTTGGACTAGTGCAAACAGCGGCTCAAGAAGATGCTAAGAAAATTCAATCTGAAAAACAATAAATAAATGGCATTAACACAATCACAGCAAGCTTATTACGATGGAGACAACTTTGGTGGATACCAAGTTACATCATTACAAACTATTATTGATAACTTCTTAGCCACGTATGTTGGTGAGGGCAAGTTGTTACAAAACACTCTAGCGGCTGATGTAAGTTTTCACGCCCACAGAGCCTTACAAGAATTAAGTTTTGATACTTTAAAATCCTGTAAGTCTCAAGAGATAGAAGTTGCACCGTCTTTAATCATGCCACTGCCTCAAGATTACGTAAACTACGTTAAATTGTCTTGGGTAGATTCTTCTGGTATAAAACACATAATATATCCTACTAGCAAAACAAGTAATCCAACGCCTATATTACAAGATGCGGATGGTGATTATAAAATAACAACCGTGGGCACATTGGTAGTTGGAACTGATACAATAACACTAGATTCTTCTTACGCTAATATAACTGTGGGTATGAACGCTCACGCTCCTAGTATTACTCCTGGATCTACTGTTTTAGCAACATCTACAGTCAGTGGCGTTACCACTATTACGATATCCAGTCTTGCTGCTGACACAGCTACTGAGAGTGTAGTTTTTTATCCGGCTGACGGTAGCATACAGCAACAACCATCATCCTCTGAAATACTAACAGGTTTATCTTGGGTTGGTTTTGACAACAAAATAACAGCCGCTTCTACAGGTGATGCTAGTAAAATCACCGTTGGAATGCTGATATCCCACGAGGACTTTGCTGTTGGAACTACTGTTATCGATGTTAATGGTACTCAGATTACGGCTTCTACAAATTCTCTTAATACAGAAACTTCTGGAAATGCTAACTTCGTATCTTATGAACTAATATCAGATACTTGGTCTAGCTACAAATCAGCAACGCCATCTGAAAACAATAATGACGACTATGAAGATGATACTTATTGGCCAGCGGAAGGATCAAGATTTGGATTAGATCCGCAGCACGCTCAAGTTAATGGTTCTTTTTATATGGATTGTAGCGCTGGAAAAATTCATTTTAGCTCTAATATTTCTGGAAAAACTGTAATCTTAGAATATATAAGTGACGGACACGGAACTACAGAAGAAATGGTTGTCCATAAATTTGCTGAAGAAGCGATGTACAAGTGGATAGCTTACGGGTGTTTATCCGCTAGAATTGATGTTCCAGAATACGTTATCAATAGATATAAAAAAGAAAGATTTGCTACGACTAGAAAAGCAAAACTAAGGCTTTCTAATGTTAAATTAGAAGAGCTTACTCAAATTTTAAGAGGTAAATCGAAACAAATAAAACACTAATACATGCCGGATTTAAATCATAGACTGCAGTCGGGGAGAATGAATAAAGACCTCGACGAGAGGTTGGTTCCCAATGGAGAGTATAGAGACGCGATGAATGCGCAGGTAGGCACGTCTGACGGTTCTGATGTTGGTTCACTGCAAAATATATTAGGTAATATTGATCTATCTTCTACTATCATAAGTCCCAAAGGAAATTTAAGTAATTTTTACTGTGTGGGTAGTATTAAAGATTCTAAAACAGACAGGTTATATTGGCTGTTAAGTGGTGATGGAATCGACATAATAGCAGAGTATGATTACAACACGGAGGTAGTAAGTCCTATAGTTGTAGATATTTTCCCTATTAACGTAAGCCCTATGGGTGATAATGATCGAGTGTTAAATTTCGATAAGTCATTTTTAATTACTGGTATAAATATTATAGAAGATATACTTCTTTGGACAGATAACAACTCTGAGCCTAAAAAAATCAACATACCTCAAGTAAGGATTGGAAGCGTTGATTTCTTCACCCACACAGAATTTCACGTACCCAATCCAGATGTTACTTCTTCAACGCCGTATGTATCAGTGGGACCAATAATACAAGAACATATTACAGTTATCAAGAAGGGTCCTAAAACAGCACCTAGACTTGAGATGAAGAATACTAATCGAGCAGATCTAAACGAGGATGGAACTCCAGGAGATATTGAAACAACTTTGACAAATCCAGATCTAACTGGCTTTTTTGACCAAAACGCCGGGGAGTATATTACAACTCCAATAAGTGTTACTTTTGATACAGCACCTGATTTTAAGTTAAATGACATGCTTGTTATAGAGGCTGTTAACTCAACAGGAACTTCAAAGAAACAACAAATGATTGTTCAAATTGTTGGAGGTGGGGGATTTGATGTTAATGGCAATCCAATAGCAGTGCCGTTTGGCAGTGGTTGGAATGGGACATGTGATATAGAGATTCAAAGTTGGGATTTAAATATTGATTTAACTCAAGAAAATTGGGATGTTACTTTAAAACAAGAAGACCCGTTATTTAAGTTTAAGTTTCCAAGGTTTGGATATAGATATAAGTATAGCGACGGAGAATACTCAACATTTTCTCCATTTTCAGAGGTAGCATTTTTACCCGGTGATTTTGATTACATACCTAAAGAGGGTTATAATTTAGGAGTGGTTAATAACGTTAGATCTTTAGGGGTTTGTGATTTTGTAGATTTAAGAAGTATCCCAGATGATGTTGTATCTATCGACATTCTTTACAAGGAATCTAACTCACCCGTGGTATATTCTGTTAAAACTATAAAAAGAGTTTCTATTGATCCGGGTGGTAAGTATGATGAGTGGAACGCTATCAACTCTTCAACATTGACTACCGGAGTTATTAATAACACCACCGGATATTTAAATATAAAATCAGAATTAATTCACGCTGCAATCCCGGCTAATCAATTATTAAGAGGTTGGGATAATGTACCTAGAAAAGCTTTAGCGCAAGAGATAGTGGGTAATCGAGTTGTATATGGAAACTATTTACAAAACTACAGCTTGACTAACGCTCGAGCTCAATATCCAACAGCGCTTAGATATGCTAATAATAATTCCCAAGTCATACTACCTCATTCTAAAAATATAATAGTTGACGCAAAGCTTGTTGCAAAATCACGTGATATTGGAGAGTTGATCCCAGAGCAATTAGACGCTGGAATAGTATATAATTACAATTCAGCTAAAACAATAAAATCATTAAGGACATATCAACTAGGAGTTGTTTACATAGATGAATTTGGAAGAGAAACACCAGTTTTTTCTAGCTCTAAGATAAATCAAAACACAGTACAAATAGAAAAGAAGAATGCTCCGCTACAAACAAAGTTAAAAGCGCAAATACATAGTGCAAAACCAGATTGGGCTAAGCATTTTAAGTTTTTAATTAAGGAGACATCTAACGAGTATTACAATCTAGCAATGGATAGATGGTATCTAGCTGAAGACGGAAATATCTGGTTATCATTCCCGTCCTCTGAAAGAAATAAAGTTCAAGCTGGAGATTTTTTAACACTTAAAAAAGCACACGATTCTGACGAAGCGGTAACTGATACAGCGAAATATAAGATACTAGATATCGATAATGAAGCTCCTTTATTCTTAAAAACTAAACGTCAACCAAAAGGACAACTTACCGATGGTGGAGTTGATCCTTCTAACCCTGGATCACCTTTAGAACTTATTGGAGGGCCAAATGGTACTGGTGGTGTGGGTTTTCCAGCTCCTCAAGGAGCGTTTATAACCGTTGACAAACCTGCGATCGAAACTATAGTCGAAAGAATATTTGAAGAAGGTACTGCTGATTACGAGTTTAGATTAGTTTCTGTAGATGGTGCTAGTGGCTGGTATGGTATTAAGAATATAACAGAAGATCCTACCGGTTTCTATAAAATAACCTCTAAAAAAGGATTTGGAGTTGACATGTCTATTACGTCAGCGCCAGGTGGAACAGGATATGGTAACTGTACAATTGAATTTGTAAAAAAAGAAATTGTAAACAAACCTGAGTTTGACGGTAGATTCTTCGCCAAGATATTAAAAGACGCTACACTACAAGAGTATATAATAGGGTACCAACTTGGGGCTCAGAATCAATATTTAATATCTAATGCTATTCAAGCACAATATATAAATCCAGACCATACTTACGGTGGGTTCACAGCAGGAGGTGATTGGTATGGATTTGATTCCGGTCATTCTTCAGGAATCAGCAAAATATCTTTATCTAATGCTAATGACAATTCGGATTACAATGTAGGGGGCGCAGGAGAGGCGTTTCAATATTGGGAGAGAGCGGCAAATACCCCCTCCGCAGATAGTTCTTCGTCAGGATGGTTTATTGATAAGGTTGAAGGGTTTAGAGCCTTTAGATATACAAAACACTTTTACAACAAGGACAATAGCTCTGTAACCAACCCTAGTAGTGGAGATACTTTTAGCTTTCTTAATTCACAGGCCATTGGGTATAGTGACCCGAATCCAACGAAGCAGTTACAAGTCATTGGAACAAACACCAGCCTAGCGGGCGGGAACACTTCTTACCTGGGAATTCCTAATTGTAGAAAACCTTTAGACACGTTAAGAGACGCTCCAGTGAGCAAGTACGGACATATTACGCCTTCTGAGGGGATAAATCCAAGCACTGGAATTATACATTTATCCTATGCGGGTACTGGAACCGACGTTGGAGGAGGACCTTTATCTGGTTTAGGGAGTTTAAAATCGTGGTTTGGAGATTGGTCTAGTACTCAGACTTATGTGGATGAGATAGCTTTTGTTAATGCAATAACTACTCCGGGAACGATATGGAGGTGGAAAGAAGATCCAGGAAGCGTTGTTTACAAAACTAAAGCAAATAACCCAGCGGTAACAGACTATACTACGCCTGAATGGAATGCAAATCAAATTGATAAGCGAGATGGAAAGTTGGGAACTGAACTCTGGAACTACACTAAACTTAGTGACTATGGTGTTAGATGGTCTTATAGGTTTGGACACATGTCATGGCCAGGAGGGAATTGGGTGCAAGACGCTTCAACCATACACACCGCATTTGTTTCGCAGGGAGCGCCAGATATTTATCGAAATTTTGGTACGGCTATTCCTCCAGTAGTTGGTCCTACCGGGTTGGTTGGTGGTCAAGCTGCCGCACTTCTTGCTTACGCGTCATCCTACCCAAACCCTGTTTTTTATGTGGATCGGTATTTAGCATCGCTCAATAACCACCCTCCACAGGTTGATCAGTTTGGTGACAATAACAGGTGGCCAATGTTCACTGAAGACTGGCATAAAGCTCGTAATAGAAGAAGAAGATTTACTATTCACGCAGATACACATGAGGTTGATGGAAATGGTGATGGGTATGGGTTGGGTGGTACTTGGTCATCTGCCACGGGTCAAGGATATGGATATTTACCAACCAATGACCCTTCTACAGATGCTTATTTTGACGAGAACGGAGCTTTGCTAACAACGCTGCCAACAACATTGCCTCCTGGAATTCGTCCTGACGGTATGTATTCTGGGTATGATAACGGAGATTCATATACTCTCGATGGAGTTACTAAGACTACAATACCATCATTAAAGATGAATGATGGTGTAAATGCATACCAACCAGCACCTGGAAGTGTTACATGGCAAATTTTAGATACATATATTGAAGATGGAAACGACGAAGGATATTTTAGTACTAATCCAGCTATTTGGGAGACAGAGCCTAAAGAAGATATAGGATTAGATATATACCATGAGGTTGGGCAGATATACCCTACAGAATTAAACGCGTCTACAATAGGTCAATTCTTTGGACCTATACATGATAATCTAGCAAGAAATAGTCAAGTGACTTGTTGGATGCCAGGCACAGGTGGTGGTATGATCGACTTGGAAACAGATGCTGGTGGCAAGGACATTAGACTTTTCAATGTTATCGACGGGACACAACTTAGTGGATCAAGTGATGAGGTGTTTGTCATTATGTATGACATCGACGGTAATCCACTAGATGTTAACAATGCGGTTGAACTTCCAGTAGAGGGATCAAGATTAATGTTTACAAGAGCTGATGGTAGTAGAACGGAGGTTTCGGTTAAAACCGTCCCTGTATCTGGTGTATTCGGTGGTACTATATTTGAAGTTGAGACAGACGCTCATAATTACGAAGTAGTTTTACCTTGGTTTAATGCTTATTCATTTGGAAATGGAGTTGAATCTAATAGAATTAGAGATGATTACAATCAAGTTGTTATTGACAAAGGACCTAAAGTATCAACTGTATTAGAAGAACCTTATAGCGAGGAGCATAGATCTAGTGGCTTAATATATTCTGGTATATACAACTCAATGAGTGGGGTTAACAATCTAAATCAATTTATCCAAGCTGAAAAAATTACAAAAGATCTAAACCCTAGCTACGGTAGTATTCAAAAACTATTTACTAGAAACACAAACCTTGTTACGCTCTGTGAAGACAAGGTGTTTAAAATACTTGCTAATAAAGACGCTTTATACAACGCTGATGGTGATATAAATTTAACTGCTTCGGAGAATGTATTAGGGCAAACAATACCTTTTTCTGGTGATTATGGTATTTCAACAAACCCAGAGTCATTCTCATCTGATGCTTACCGAGCGTATTTTGCAGATAGAACAAGAGGAAGTATATTAAGGTTGTCGCAAGATGGATTAACCCCTATATCTTCAGTAGGTATGACAGATTGGTTCGCTGACAACTTAAGTGATAGCAATAGAATTGTAGGTACATTTGATGGTAAGAAAAACGAGTATAACATTAGTTTAAGCTATTACAACTATAGTTCAACGGTTGGAGGTATTATTGGTATTTCTAAAAATGGAGGCGCTCCATACACACCAACAAACCAACTATCTGTTACTTACTCTGAGGCTTTAAAAATAAGTATAGGTGATGAAATAATTGGACCTGGATTTCCACCTCAAACCTTCGTGTGGGAAAAAATAAATCAAAGCGGTGGTATTGTTATAGTTAAATTAACACAAACTCCATCACCCACAGATGTGGCACCGTTAGGAAATCCTGATGAAGACTTATTAGGTGGCTTTAAAAAATGCTTTTGGAAAACTAGATTCTCATCATCAGCACCTGAAATAGACCCATTAACGTTATCTTTCTCTGAAGTTAACAAAGGTTGGGTTAGTTTTAAATCTTTTCACTTTGAAGATGGTTTAAGTTTAAATAATGATTATTTCACGTTTAAAGGTGGACAACTATTTAAACACCACTCAAACCCTCTTCACAATACGTTTTATGGCGATTTTACAGAGTCTAGTGTTGAAGTGCTATTTAACGAGATACCTGGATCTGTTAAGAGTTTCCAAACATTAAATTACGAAGGTAGTCAATCAAAAATAACAGCTGACGTAGATAACTCTGGTGAATACTGGGATAATAACGATAAACTAGGTTGGTATGTAGACAACATGTATACTAACCTACAAGAAGGTGATAGACACGAGTTTAAAGATAAAGAAGGTAAATGGTTCTCTCAAATTAAAGGTGTAGCTACAGAGTGGCTGGACGATGGAAAAGCTGGTAATATAGATACTAATGAATTTTCTTATCAAGGAATTGATGAGGCTGGAGCTCTAGATGGAGGCGATCAATATACTTCTTGGGACTGCCTTCCAATAGGTGGAACCATAACATGTACACAAAGTACTGGTGTTATTATAGTTGATAACGTACCTAAGTTGATAAACGGAACTATAGACATAACAAATACCCCGTCTTGGATGCAGCCTATTGTTGATTGGGCAATTGACAATTTTCCTTCTGCTCCGCTTGCAAACTATTCTTTCATGATAAACACCAACTCTGGAGTAACCTTTTACATACGCTTGACGTCGGTTAGTGGTGGGGCTGGAACAAGTTATTCGGGACAAGAGGTTTTGGACAACTTGGATGCGGCTGGGATTAGTAACGTTACAACCCCAATCCAAAGCGGTTTAATATATTATTACGTGGCATCTGGTTCAACTGACAACTGTGATCCAGGGACGATAACCTCTGGACAACACTCTTGTACAGAAGTCCAAGGTTTAGTTGGTACAGTAGACGGCGGTCCTTACGCTACAAAAGCTATTTGTCAAGCTGATGTCACGGTGCCTTGTTATGAAGGGTGTATAATTCCAAACACGGTTGTACCTCACGTTAACAATGCTACTCAAGGTGGTGGTTGTGCTGATGGAGATGCTGCTGTTGAGGTTACTTTAATGCACGCAGGAGCTACAGAGTGGACAGTTGAATATATTGATTCAAATACAGGTAACGTTGTTTACACTGACCCAACAACATATAATTTCAGTCCTGGTTGGTCTGATGCAGCACCACTAGCCGAGGGTTCATACGCAGCTAGAGTAACGGATAACTCAGCATGTGATCCAGTTGAAGTGCCATTCCCTGTTGAATGTTTAACTATTGCTTGCCCACCTAATCCCCACGTGATAAACCCTACAGTTAAAAACGCTACTTACTTTCAAGATTCAATGGGTTGTGTGGCTGATGGTGGAGTTGAACTAGAAATAATTAGTCTTGGTAATGGTGCTGGTTATATTGATCAAATAGAGTTATTTAGTGTTGCTGGTGCAGTTTCTACATCTATACAGGTTGTCACGACAGATTACTTTGTTGGCGGTATAATTACCTTTCCTAATTTAGCTGAAGGAGATTATGAGTACACTATAACTGACGATGTTTTCTGTTCATACACGGAGTCATTTACTGTTGAGTGCATGGTACCCGTGCCTGGTTGTACGGATCCTACTGCGTCAAACTATGATCCGTTAGCAACGGTTGACGATGGTTCATGTGTTTTTCCGTGTGACGGTGGTTTAACTTATGATGCAAATCGAGGTGTGTTTGTTTCTACAGTGCCGTATACAAACTTTATTGAATTAAAAATAGACAATATTGTATCTGATGACTGTGGGGCTAACCCTATTTCAATGATCTCTAATGCAAACATGGAGCTTGAAATACTTTCTATACCCCCAGCGGCAACAACGTTTAGCTTTGAAGTTGCTCCTGGTAACAATGTAGATTCGTATTTTCCAATATCTAGTGGCTATAACATACCATGGACAGGGTCTCACACTTGGTCTTACGCTGTTCCTTCGCAAGCGCCTCCTGCAACTGGAGATTGGTCAATTATAATAACAGACGATGCTGGAAATACAGAGTGTTATCCATTTACAATAGGTTGTGACGAGCCACCACTATGTACTCAGGGTTCTGGAATTCAGTATTTACCACCTAATGCCCAAGATTACAGAATTGCTAATGGTAATTTTGGACTTGGTATTGATAATATTGACTTTTATATTGATTTTAATGATGTTCATTTACAAAGCTGTATGCTACCAAGTGGCATGGCTGGTAACTATACTGGTGGAGCTGCTTCTATTAGCGTTAATATCACAGCTGTTAACAACGGAGTGACTACATGGGACTACGATTTAATTTACAACTCTACTGGCCCTCAATATCAAAGTGAAATAAGTGCTATGACTACCCAACAAGGAGTTGGGATATTTGGACAATCGCCTCAAGTGTTTACAGGTGCTACAACACTAACTTGGCCGGGCACTGAAAAGTGGCGTGGAGACTGGACTATTAAAATGAAAGATGATCTAGGTAATGAAATTTGTTATGACTTTACAATTCCGTGTGTTGGGAGTATGAACCCATGGAGTCAACCAGACGACTGTGAAGGTAGCGCTACTAATCCAGGTAGCAATCCAGGTACTACGGGAGATTGTGCTTCACTACCCGCGGGAGCTACAACTGTTATTCCAGATGTGCAATTTGAACGTGCTATTGGTAAAGCAGTTTATGATTGGAGTCATTCGGCTTTTCAAAATATCTGGGGTGTTAATAATCCCTCCATACCAGGTTGGCCTAATGGAACAGCGCCAACAGAATTGTTATGCTGTGGATGTATGAGCACTGGAGCAGGTGGTGGTAGTGGAGGTACTATACGGTTTGCGCTATCTCCAAATGTAGGTTATAACACGGTTAGCAATATGCAAGGAATTGAAGATTTTACATGTATGCAGTATCTTGATATAAGAAGGCAAAAAGATATTAGTTCTTTAGATTTAAGAGGTCAAGGTATGGAATTTTATAAATTATATGCTACTAAAACCAGTATAGTAGAACTTTGGATGCCTTGGAATTTAAATTATCCTGGTACGCCCGGAGGTGGATTAGCTATGGATTTATCGTGGGAGAGTAATTTCCTAACTAACAATCCAAATGGAACTATAATAATTCATTGTGCACACCCTTTTCCAGATTCAATAAATCCAACCACAGCAGACCGTATAGCAAGAGTACAGTATTTAATAAGTTCTGCTAACGCTTTTGGTGGGATTGATTTGTTCAACATACCAAACTACACTCTTGTCCCGTAAAAAATTAAGCGTGAAAATAAACAAAAACACATAATATAAATAAACAAATAATATGTCATACCATACAGTAGTGCCTCCTAGTGGAGAAGAAGAAGAAGGAGGAGGAGAAGGAGGAGGTAAAGCAAGAGGAGGAGACGCATCAGCGGGAGCATCTAATAGCGTGGGCTATTTAGGTGAAACTACTAGTGCGACGGGTATAACCTCTGCACCGGGTAGATACGTGAGATCATTACAAGTACAAGATGCCGATAGATTAATAAACTCTAGAGGAGATTCTCGTGAAATCAAGGTGATTGGTACTCCAGGTGCTGGATTTAATTTAGAAATAAATGATAGCAGCGGATGTAGTATATTAGAAGAAAGTTTAAATCAAATTGGGATACCTAAAAGTGGTATTTACAAACTTAAACAAAGATTCCCGGATATCACCACTAGCGCCCGAGGTGGTTTAGTTAATGAGCGTTATGATATAATATTAACTCCTAACGCTGATTCAACATACACGCCACCCAAGGTTGATATAGATGAAAATTCTACAGAAGAAGAGGTTCAAAGATTTATAGAGAAGACTAGAAATAATCCAGCTCCAAACTACAAGATAGGTGAACCCTCTGTAACTTTATACCAATATCCAGATCCCACAATAACCGTAACAAATTCATCAACACAAACATCACCTGCATTATCCGTAAGTGGAGCTGATATTACAAAAACCAGCCCAGCCGAACATTCTAGTGGTCAAAATGTTACCTACACCTTAGTGGTTACAGAGGACAGCGTGACGTCAGGGTATTTTTATGTTAATGAGGGTAATTTTAATAAAGCAGTAACTAAAAATAGTACTTTTACCAAGGTTATTTCTAGACCCGAGGGTGAAGGTGAAACTAATCAAATTGTTTTAAAACCTGGAACCACTAGAGTAGTTGACGGGGTAATAACCTCTGAGGTAACTCCTGGAATGAAAGTTTACGGAGAGGTTATCAAATCTAAAATTGTTACTAAAAGTCTAGAGGTTCCTTCTTGCAAAAGAGCAACTAATAAATTTAGCTTAAGTAATACTTTAGGTTTGTTTCCAGGGATGGTTGTAAAAATACCTGGAATGCCAGTAACAGAACTAGTTTCAATTGACTGCGCTGAGAATGTAACGTTAGAACGTAAAGTTATAATACCAGAAAATACAGACATTGAATTTAAGTACTCAACTCACACTACTGTAAACAAAGTGATGAGTCAAGTTAACAGTAGAGGCGAGACTTGTATTGAGGTTGGTATACCATTCAATGCTGTTGATGGAATGGTATTATCTTTTGACGACGACACATCTAGAGTGAGCGGTTCGTTTAGATTTAGTGGAAGTGGAAGTAAAGAGGTAACTTTAATATCGGAAGTAAACTTCTCTAAGTTTGGAAGGAAAGATGTTGAATACGCTTGGAATTTGGATGATGTTATTACTAGAATCCCTAACGCTAGAGACTACAATATAGAAGTGCCAAGAAGTACCGCATCGGTACGCACATATACTATTGATGTAAAAAGCGGAGATTATGATGCTAACTCTGCATCAAAAACCACGGCTATAACTAGACAACCTTCCAATGGGACGGCTTCAGTGATTTCAAACAACATAGCGTATGTTATGGCCCCTGGTTTTAGAGGTAGTGATGAGATCTTATTCACACGTAGAGATGGGACAAACACCAGCGCGGAGAAACGAATAACAATAACTGTAAAATAATATTATGCCATTAATACAATTACAATTTCCAAATCCATTAAACACGTCGGTTCAAGAAGGTGATGTAGCTTACTTTACAAACCCTGTTGATGTTGGAACGCCACAAGGTTGGCCAGCAACAGTGACTCCACACAAAACAGCAGAACAACAGGGTATTTTAAAAATAGGTGTTATCACGTTTATCACTCCTTGGGATGGAACTATGAGTATCATTACATGTGATATGGATCAGGTTCTATACAACGCATACTTTGCTCAAATTCGTATAACAGATCCTAAAAGTTTTATAATGTTTAGTAAAGACAACAAAGTAAACCTTAGTAGTATATTGGGTTATTATGCTAGTGTAACGTTTAAAAACGATTCTAAAGAAAAAGCAGAGTTGTTTAATATTGGCGCTAGCGTTTTTGAAAGTAGTAAATAAATAGCGTAAACTGTGACTATATTAGATATAAATTAAATTAAATTATGTCTAAAGAAATAGATAAAAGAAAGAGTAACGAAGTTTCCGTTAATTCCAGGGAAAAGATATTAGAATTTGAAAGAACTTTAATAAGCGCTGCTGACGGGGTTAATATAGAAGGCGATGGTAAACACGTTATGACAGAAAGTAAAATAGCTCCAATAAAACATACTTTTGCTGATGGTGTTTATATCAGACAGATGGATATGGCAAAGGGAACTGTTGTTGTAGGAGCAATACATAAGCATTTACATGTCTGGTTTCTATTGGCTGGTGATGTTACAATTGCTACTGAAGACGCAACAGAAGATTATGTAGCTCCATGTTATGTGTTATCAACACCTGGGGCAAAAAGAGTTATACTTGCAAATGAGGATTCAATATTTGTAAATGTACACAAAAACCCTTCTAACACTCAAGATATTGACGAGTTAGAAAAAGAAATAGTAGCTTTGAGCTACGAAGAATATAAAGAATATACTAATAAAAAGAAATAGATTATGAGTTTTATGATAACCGCCATTGTTGGGGTTGGGATCGCCGCTACAGCTGCAACCGCTAAACTTGGTATGTCTTTAGCTGGACGTAAAAAGAGAATAGAAGAGCAAAAGAAAGCTAAAGAAGAGATGGAAAAACGTATGAAAGATTACGAAAATCTAGACACTAGTAATCTTAATGCTGGAGTAGAAAATCAATTTGAAAATCTAGAGAACACATACGAAGATCTTACCGTTAACCAACAACAAGCTCAATTCGAAGCTCAACAAGGAGCTCAACAAAGGGCGAATATAATGGGTCAAATGAAGGGTGCCGCCGGCGGATCTGGTATCGCTGCTTTAGCGCAAACGATGGCAAACCAAGGTCAACTAGCAACTCAAAGAGCTAGCGCGAGTATTGGAATGCAAGAAGGTAGAATAAATCAATTAAGAGCTGGCGAGGCTAGTAGATTACAACTACAAGAAAGAAGAGGTGAGCAGTATGCTGAGAGTCTAAGATTATCAGGTGCTGAAACAGCTAGAGGATTAGATTGGAGTAAAACTGGAACTTTACTCGGTATGTCTCAACAAAGAGTTGGTGCAGCTAATAAAGCTAGAGCAGATGCTAAAGCACAACAAATGCAAGCGGTTGGCGATATTGGAGAATCTGGAATGCAGTTAGCAAAATTAGGCGCAGGCCAAATGGGTGGTGGTGGAGGTGGAATGTCATATAGGCAAGATTATGATCCTGATTTTGACACTTCTGGCACAGGTACATTAGCGGATGGCACGCAATACACAGTAAGTGGTTAATTCTGTAATTAAAATATAAATATGGCAAAATATACAAGTGATACAAAATTGATAGAGGGCGCTGCTACAGCATATAAGAACTGGGATAATGTTCCTGGTATGTATAAAGGTTTAGAAGATTTATCTAAAGCAGGGCGAGACATGACTAAAACCGCTATCGCGGACCAGAAGGCTGAGAAGAAAAAACTAGAAAGCGAAGCTAAGGCTGCTGAAAAAAAACTAGAAGACGAAGCTAAAGCTGAAAAGAAAAAGCAACAAAAGCAAAATAACGATTGGTATAAGGCAGCTGGGACAACATATGAAAATGCTGGTTCTTTTATGAAGGATGTTGAATTAAAAGATGTTATAGGCAAGCTAAATGACTTACAACCAAGATGGACTGAAGCTATGGAAAACGGTACCGCTGAAGAAAAAATGGCTGTTAACGCGGAGTATAACAATATAAAACAAGCGATTGATGACCACAAGGGATTTAGAGAAGACGTTGCCAATGGAGAGTTTGGTGTGTCTGATGCAATAATGAATTCTGGAGTAGTAGGGGGTAATGACGGGAGGGATCAAGCTTTTTTAACAAGTTTTTTAAAAGAAGATTACAAGATCGATGTAAAAGACGGTAAAACTTATTACACTGTTGCTGGTGAGCGTGAGCATGATACTTATGATGAGTATTTTGAAAGCATGCAAGAACAGCGCATGGATAATTATATCATAGATGAGGACAAGTGGAATAAAGCGCCGGAAACGTCTTACACAATGTCACAAATCAAGGAGCTAGCTATCATGAAAGATCTAGTTCCTTTTAACGCGTATGATGATTTACTCAAGAAGAAAGCTGATCCAGATGGTTTTAAAAAAGACACGATAGTTAGTACTGTTGGTAATATTGTACCGAAAGACTATAAAAAACTTAGGGCTTTTGTTGCTGACAAGGGTTTTAGTGGTGGTAGAGAAAGTATGGCTGATTTACTACGTAAAGATTCTAAGAATATTAAAAATGAAATTGAAACGGTACTAAATTTAGAGGAAAAATACGGAAAAACGGTTGATCTAGATGTTTTTGACGATGGGTCTGGCGGTGGAACAAAGGGAGATGGTGTTTTAAGTGATGATGAATTTGAAAAATTTGTACAAGCTGTAGTCGATCCATATCATAAAATGTGGCAAACAGATGAAGGAGCAGTGGATAAAGAAAAGTGGATGGAATACACTAGAAATATTGCTATTGAAAGATTAACAAATGGTATTCAAAATAATAGTTATAGTGAGGGAGGTGGTGGTGACGACGATATTGATAACATTGGCAATTAATAATAAAATTTAATATGAGTGAAGTATTTATAGATAATAAATATCAAGGCGGTTACGTTGGAGATTTAGAAACTTTAGCAAATCATTTTCAAGGTGGAGATATAAACAATCCATTAGATGTAGATGATATTGAAGCTTTAATTTCTTCTCAAAACAATATTGATTTAATAATAGATAATAAAATACCATTAACTACCGAGGCTAGAGGCACTTTAGACAAGTTGTTAAAATTCCATGATAAAGATTATATAAATAATTTTAGATCTACCTATTTCACTGAGCAAGAAAATGATACGCTTCCAAAACCAACCGTTGAAGAGGTTGCAGAAACTACAGAAGAACCTACTTCAGAACCAAGCTTTAAAGAACAACTATTCAACGCTTTAAAGAGTAAAAACCTTTATAGTAGTGATTATAACGCTTTCCAAGAGCAATTTTCTACGCCTGAAAATCAACAAGAATTATTTAAAGTACTTAAAAGAAAAAAACTATACAGCAAAGACGCTGGTGCTTTTATGAATACATTTTTCCCAATCACAGATGAAACTATCGAAGAAGTAGAAACTACGGAAGAGGTAGAAACGCAGGTTGATCCTCATATAACCTACGATAAACTTACAAACCTTGATGCTTACGAGAGTACATTTCAATCAGAAGAGGTTTTTGGAGGCTCTTTACTTATAGATAAAGAAAAAGCTATGGTTAAGAATCTACAAGATCATTACGGAGAAGAATTTTCCTTTACGGTTCAAGATGAGTTTGGTAGAAACGATGTTGTTGTTGCAACAACTGGAGATTCTAAAACGGCAACGGTGAAGAATGGAAGAAAACATGAAATTGACACTAGCAACAAGATGTACAAAAACAACCCTGAAAAATATCTACAAAGATTTTATGGCTGGGTAGAGCAAAGTAAAAAAGACAGTAAGGTGGAAGCGGTAACCAACAGAGAGGTTGACGCTGTGACAGGTGAAATATCTAAAACGGCTGGACTTGCCCCAACAGAATCAAATGATGAGAAAATAAAATCTCTTGAAAAAGTTATTGAAAATGAAGTTGGTCCTTCTCAAAAGAAAGCCGATGCTGAGGCTGAGTTAGTTGAATATAAAGAAACTAAAAGAGAAAAGGAATTTGATCAAACAGCTATTAAAGAAAAAGAATTAACTGAACAGTATAACACAGAACTACAACAGAAACAAGATACTCATTTTGAGTATTTGAAAAACGAGGGCATTAACGAGGATTCTTCTGAGTGGCGTGCTGAGATGGATAAAATCAGAAAACAACATGACAAAAACTTTGGAAAACGTAGACTCGCTATAGTTAACGATTATCAAGGTACTTATGAGGATAGAAAAACTTCTAAAAAAGAAAAGACTAAGTTTAGTCATCTAGACAAAAAAACACACACTAAAGAAGAAATATACACAGCAGCTATAGCAAACTTAAAAAAAGATATACCTCGTGGTTATGGTTTAGGTTTTGTTGGTGAAGAAGGAGAAAACACATTTGATTGGCTACCTTCTGAGGACGAATGGAAGCTATTGGATGGAATGTCTTTTCAAGAAATAGAAGAGTTGGCTGGGGTGCGTTTAGATGGAGATGATGCGGGTATGGATGCAACTCTTTGGGATTCTAGAAAAAAGAGAGATCAAGTCGACGCTATTAGATTTAAGCTAACTAAGCAAGACGCAAGAGACGCTTCTAGAAAACTTAAAGTTTTAGAAGATGAAATTAAAGTTATACAACAAGAGAAAGAAGATCTTGATGGAGTAAGAAGTGATTTAGATGCTAGAGCTGAAGAGTGGAAAACAGGTGGGTTGGTAGACTTAGAAAATCTATCTAAAGAAATTGATGGTTTACCACAACCAACGACACAAGAGGAGTTAGATTACTACCAAGACAAGGTTGATCAATATAACATGTTAAGGGAAGAGGGTTTAGCGCTCCAAAGAGATACAGATAATTACAACACATCTTTAGAAGCTTATAACAAAAAAACTACAGAGTTTGGTGTGCAGGTTGAAGCCGCTGAAGCGATGAAAAGTGATGCAATTGGTAAGTATGGATTTGAAATTGTAGAAGGCGTATGGAAAGATAATAGTACAAATTTCAAAAGTATTAAGGACTATGAAAAATGGAGAAAAGAACATAAAATAACACATAGTTTCTTTGATAAAGATGCTTGGGCTGTCCTAGGGCAAGGCTTAGTTAATACGGCTGCTAAATACTATACTGGCACGTCTTTATGGGCGTTAAATGGTTTGGACGCCGCAACAGGCGGCGCTTTTAGTATGGGTGATGAAAGATATACTAGGTTAGACGCTTTAAATAGCATGTATGAAAAATACACTGATTATGATTATTTTGGCAAGGCAACAGCAGAAGACTATGGAGAAAAAGGAGGTCCTTCAGGTTTTCTTAACAAAGGATCTTTAGCTATAGCCGAAGGGCTGCCATTTATGTTGGCGATAGCCGCTTCATCTGGTAGATCGGGCTTTAAACCAAACATGTTTACTAGAACTTTAGGTAAAAAACTTTTAGATGTAGAATTTGCAAACAAAATACGAATGGCACAAACCGCTTTTCATATTACAGCTATGGATAACACTCTTGAAGGTAAAGCTATGGGGCTTAATGATAAGCAGGCTTGGGCGTATGGTGGTATTGTAGGTACTGTTACCGGTATGACACAGATGATAATGCCAGATGCTCAGTTTTTTAAAGGAGGTGTTATTGATAAAGTGCTAAAAGACGGTTTAGGCACAACGTTAAAAGGGTTTACCACAAAAGAGGGATTAGAGTTTGCTGGTGAAAGATGGGCAACAAACGTGCTTAAGGAGATAGTTGAGGAAGAAGCTGAGATGGTTTTAAGTGATGTAGCTAAAGCCAGTTTTGGTCTTGGACACTCGTTAGAATCTACAGAATTAAAAAACCACTTAAAACTAATACATGACACTGCTTGGCTGTCAGGCGGTATGGGCGCGGTTGGTGCTAAAAAGGATTTTAAAAATATTGAAAAAAGCGTAAATAACCAACTAAAAGGAGATCTTGCAGAACACATGAAGACTATAGATTACATGGCTTCAGAGATGACTAAAAAACTTCAAGAAGCTCAGGTAAACGGAGACACAGAGGCTATAGCCGCTTATGAGTTTGAATTAGGCAGATTAAAAGATGCTGCTGAGTACGCTAATAATTTTAAAGCAGCAATCAATGTTGCTCCTGAAAATGTTACTGATGAAGATTTAACTCTATTAACTGAAAAAATAAGATTAGAAAATTTAAAGAAAAACCAAGATCCCGCTTTTCACGCTGCTATTGATCAGCAGTTAGAGAAGATAAACGAGAAGATAGAAAAATCTACCATACAGCAAAAAGCCGCTGAGACAAGTAAAAAACTACTTGAGAGAACAACTAATAATATAAAAAAATTAGCTGGCGCAAACGGTAGTCAAGTAAAAGAGTTTGGTAGTGGAGACAATCTTGATACTGGTGGAGAGGGATTCGCCCCTGGTTCACCACCTGCTAAAACAGCTAAAGAAGAGATAGACGATTATATAAGTCTAAAAGACGAAAACGGTGAGTATATTTTTGATGAGAGTACTAGAGATCAAGTATTAAATAATGATTTTTATGGAACTTACGTTAAAGATAGAAAAGGCAATAAGATTTTATTGGTAAACAAGGATGCTTCACAAGTTGGTGAGGGTGTTAATGTAGCTGCTCATGAATTCTTACACCAAATGTTAGAAACTACTTTCGCGCAAACAGACGCCAATGGAGATATTATTAGAGATCAAGATGGTAATATAAAAGTTGATAAAAAGAAAGCTATAGGTATAGGTATGGAGCTTGGTAAGTGGGTGGCTGAGGTACAAGGTCAAGATTTTATTAACAGTGAGATGAATAAAAGATTGCAGAGAGCTTATAGTGGCGCTGATGCAAACGTTCAAATGCAAGAAGTATTAACGACATTATCCGATGCTTTAGTAAGTGGTGATATGGTGTTTGAAGAAACTGCTTTCGAAAAGTTAGGTGGAGCGCTTAGAAGGACTTTCCAGAAAATGGGTATGGATATAAAGTTTAACACTGGTAAAGACGTATTTAATTTCATAAAAGATTATAATAAAACAGTCTCACAGGGTAAAAAACTTAGTAAAGCTCAGAAAAAAGTAATGACACAAGGCGCTCAAGTTGGTGGGGCTATTGCAAAAACCATAAGCGGAGAACAAGTAGCGGAAATACAACAGGCTGAGGATTTAAACTATAAAAAACAATTATTATTTGACAACGGTATTGATCCGGACTCTGAGCTTGGAAGAACATTTCTTATGTCAAAACCAAGTAACGTTGGTGCTTTGTTAAATAGATTTGACGGGAACAAAAGAAAAATGATAAGTGAATCTATATCTAAAACAAAAGACGGTAGAGATGTCATGGATCTTAAAAATAGAAAAGGAGAATACGCTGAAGATAATTTCTTTCAATCTGAATTTGGACAAGAGATAGCACCAATAACCGAGACTATAGCTAAAAGATTATTCGATCCAATACCAGTTAACTTAAGAAATGGAGTAACGCGAGCTAGATATTTAAACGAATTAACCGTGATAGCTTCAAGTTTAGTAGAAAGAGAGTTCGATCCAGCTAAACAAGATATAGACAAGTTTATAAGTAATAGATTAAACCTAAGAGCTAATAAACTTGCTTCAGATTTAGGTATTGAATCAACAGTTGAAGAGGGAGGTTTAGGTGCAGCAGTAGGGCTTGAGGCGGTTGCTGAGCTAACTACTGAGGAGTCTGGTCCAACAGCTATTGATAAGAATAAAATTATATTATCTGACAGGTTAGGGGTTAAAAATAAAGTTGATAAAGCTATTAAAGCAAAGCTGTCTGGATTAGATATTGAAAACTTAAACTTCAAAACTTTAAAAGATCAAGCTCCAGAGGTTACAGGTGAAATGTTTGGTATATCTCCTAAAAAACTTATCAGCGGAGCTAATATAACTAAAAAAGAACTACAGTCCGCACAAATGTTTATTAGTAAAAATGCAGATGTGTTAATATCAATGTTACCTGAAGGTGCAACTGCAAGTGGTACGGCTACTGGAGTACCTAAAACCTTATTAACGCCGTTTTATACTAAAACTGATAGAGCTAAAATGGCTAAAACTGGTACTAAAGCTGGTTTAGCAGTTCAAGTTAAAAAACCTAATATAAGTAAAGCAGAATTTTTAGAGGTATTTGGTATCGTAGATGGAGTTCCTAATCGTACGGATAGAAATACATCGGCCAGAGTATTAGCTATAGCTAATCAAACTGGTAAGATAATGACTAATCAAGCTGTAAGACAAGAGCTCTTAAAACAAGGTAAACCGTTACAATCGTTAAGTCATTTGGCTGATGGTAAGTCCATGATTATGTTTAGCAAAAAATCAGGTCAAAAAAACATGCAGGTTATTGGTAACATGGATAGATCTTTGAGCCAGGAAGCTAAAGTATTGTTTTGGAACGATATATCGGCTTTTGCTAACGAAAATATTTTAGATAGAAATCTAGAAAGTATTAAAATAGGATTAAGAAATGTTTACGAAAATATACCTGAGATTAATAGTAACATTGACGAATTAGCAGCGGCTATTCACGGTACTATTAATAACTTTAAAGATCCTATATTAAAAAACCCAATAAAATTAGTTGATAAGCTATTGGAGGCTAACAACAGACAATTGTCTAAGGTAAAAGAATTTTTTAACAGTAACATAACAGCTGCAGATCTTTTTAGAGATCCGCAAAGAGTTAAAAACTTTGTTGCTACTACAAGTGTATTGTCTAACAGGCTTTTTGATCCTAAAAACCCTGGTAAGTCTATAGCTACAATAATATCGATGAAAGGTCATTTGGCTTCATCAAGCAGAAACTCTTATTTAGATAGAAAACAACCGTTTCCGGGTAATCCAGAATTTTTAAAAGCAACGCTTGGATCTATACCTGGAATTGAGTTTAAAACGAAAAAAAGTAAAGACGGCAAAATATCGTTAGATAAAAATAGTGTTAAGTACAATGGAATACCTGTAAAATTACCAGGTATTACATCTGCGCAAAGTAGTAAGAGCGCACTAAGTGATGCTAACAATAGTGTAAAGCTTGATGAGCGAAGTAAAAACGAAGATATAGCTCAAGAGCTTTTAGATGAAATAACAGATTTTTATGTTGGATTATATAACGATGGTGAGATTGATAATGGAGACTTACAGATGGTTTCCGCGTCATTATTGTCAAACATGGATTCTGTTTTGGCTAGAGCTGCTAAATTAAAATACGTGTCTGACAATGCTTATGACTTTAAGAATCCTGGTCAGGAGGTAAAATACGAGCACATGCAACCTAGAGTTGCTGTTCTTTTAAACTTATGGAATGCTAAAATAAACGGAGGTGGCGTTTCTAACATTAAAGACTTTCTTAAAAACTACACTATACAAGTAATACCAAATACGATGGACAAGGTTATTACAGATTCAAAACTAGGTGAATCCTTATACATAGGCCAAACATTAGAAATGCCTTCATGGATAAGAACTTATAACGAAACTACAAAAGAGAACGATAAGGGTAGGTTACGACCCTTGGTGGACGTTTATACTAAAGAGGTTTTAAAACCTTCTGAAGCCATTGTTAAGGGCTTAAGAATATTAAAACCAGATATTAAGAAAAACCAAATGTTTAGTAAGGCCGTTAATATCTCTAGAACAGTCAACCCCGTTAGAGGTATTACTGTTTTAGATTTTGATGACACACTAGCCACGACTAAATCTGGTGTTAGAGCAAAAATACCAAATACAGACGGGACACCAAAACCAAAAAGAAAAGTTATATTTTTGGCTGGTGGAGCTGGCAGTGGTAAAGGTAATGTTATTAGTAAGTTAGGTTTAGAAGATCAAGGATTTAAAGTGGTGAACTCTGACATATCTTTAGAGTGGCTTAAGAAAAACAATGGATTACCAGAGAACATGAATGATTTTACTAAAGAACAAAGAAGTAAGTTGGGTTCTTTACAACATCAAGCAAGGGGTATTGCTAAAAGAAAAATGACAAAGTATAAAGGCAACGCTGATGGAGTTGTTGTTGATGGAACCGGTGGATCTATTAAGTCAATGGAAAAACTAGTTAACGAGTTTAAGGATAAAGGATACGATGTTAGTATGATGTTTGTTGAAACGTCGTTACCAGTGGCATTACAAAGAAACGCTGCTAGAAAAGAAAGATCTTTATTAGATAAAATTGTTACAAAAAACCACGAAGCAGTTCAAGGTAACAAAGATGGTTTTAAAACTATGTTTGGTGATAGGTTTATGGAAGTTAATACTGACAATCTAAGCCAACAAGATGCAATGCCTACTAAACTTACAGAACAAATGAATGACTTTGTTAGCGGTTACGAGAACAGACGATTAGACGCTGAGGAGTTTGCTAGTGAGGGGGCTGATATATTGGATCAAGGTGGAACATTTGATTTTTCAGAGTTTAATAAAGTTGTTGAAGGTCAGACAGCACCATTGTTTGAGAAGGCAATGAAGTTGCAAGGTAAGTTTGGTAACAAGGATATGTTTGTGTTAACAGCTAGGCCAGCTGAGTCAGCTCCAGCTATATTTGAATTTTTAAAAGCTAATGGTCTAAATATACCTATAGAGAACATTACTGGCTTAGCTAACTCTACACCTGAATCTAAAGCTCTTTGGATGGCTGATAAAGTTGGTGAAGGTTATAATGATTTTTACTTTGCAGATGATGCTTTGCAGAATGTACAAGCTGTTCAAAATATTTTAGATCAAATGGATGTTAAATCTAAAGTTCAACAGGCTAAAGTTAAGTTTTCTAAAGGTGCAAGTCAAACTTTTAACAACATACTAGAATCAACAACTGGTGTTGAATCTATAAAAGAATTTTCTAACGCTCAAGCGAAATTAAGAGGTCAGAAAACTAAATATAAATCTATAATACCAGCATCTGCTCAGGATTTTCAAGGGTTGTTATACAACTTCTTAGGTAAGGGTAAAAAAGGAGAAGCAGATATGGCTTTCTTCAAGAAAGCTTTAATAGATCCGTTTGCTAGAGGTATTAATGAGTTAAACGCATCAAGGCAAGCAGCTGCAAACGATTTTGAAAATCTAAATAAACAATTTCCTGATGTTAAGAAAAAATTAAACAAAAATATAAAAGATTTAGATTATACTTATGACCAAGCCATGAGAGTTTATCTTTGGAATCAATCTGGGTTTGAAATTCCTGGTTTGTCAAAAAGAGATTTAGCAGCTTTAACTAGTCTTATAGAAAATAACCCTGAAATGAAGGCTTACGCTGACGCTATAGGTTTAATTTCTAAAAAAGAAGATGGTTATTCACAACCTAAAGACTATTGGTTAGCTGAAAGCATTGCTTCTGATTTATTGAGTGATGGTGCAATTGGAGATAAAAGATCTGATTTTCTTGCTGAATGGAAGCAAAATAAAGACACAATATTCTCTGCTGAAAATCTAAACAAAATAGAAGCTATATATGGCTCTAAGTTTAGAGAGGCTTTGGAAGATATATTGTATCGTATGGAAACTGGTAGAAACAGACCAATGGGTGGCGGTAGGTTAGTAAATGGCTTTATGAACTGGACAAATAACTCTGTTGGAGCTATCATGTTTTTAAACTTACGTTCTGCTACATTACAAACTATATCAGCTGTCAATTATGTTAATTGGACTGACAATAATCCTGCTAAAGCAGCCGCGGCATTTGCTAATCAACCACAGTTTTGGAGAGACTTTTCTTATATATTTAACTCTGATTATTTAAAGCAAAGAAGATCTGGTAATCAAAGAGGTGTGAATGAATCAGAGTTATCTGAAGCGGTTGCTGGTAGTGACAATAAAGCTAAGGCAGCTATAGCTTGGTTACTTAAAAAAGGATTTACACCAACACAGATAGCGGATAGTTTTGCGATATCCATGGGTGGTGCTACGTTCTACAGAAATAGAATTAAAACGTATGTTAAAGAAGGTATGACTACAGAGCAAGCTGAAAGTAAAGCTTTTTTAGATCTTCAAGAAACAACAGAGGTAAATCAGCAATCAGCAAGACCCGATATGATATCGCAGCAACAGGCGTCTCCACTTGGTAGATTAATACTAGCGTTTCAAAATACTCCAATGCAGTATGCTAGAATAATGAATAAAGCTACTAGAGATTTAGCAAATGGTAGAGGTGATTACAGAGCTCACATATCTAAGATTGCTTATTATGGCTTTGTACAAAGTGTAATATTTGGTGCTTTACAATCTGCATTATATGCTTCACTTGGAGATGATGATGAAGAGGATTTTGATAGAAAGAAAGAGAGAATATTAAATCAAATGGTAGATTCTTGGTTAACTGGTATTGGTTATGGTGGTAAAGCTATAGGTACAGTTAAGAATACTATAATGGAATATTTAAAGCAAAGAGATAAGGGTTTTAACTCCGATCACGCTTACACGCTGTTAACTCTACTTAGCTTTTCTCCACCAATAGGGTCTAAATTACGTAAAATATATTCATCAATACAAACTGAAGAGTTTAATAGAGGTGTTTTTACCAAAAGAGGATTTACTTTAGACAATCCTATTTGGTCTGGTGTTGGTAATGTTATTGAAGGTGTTACAAATGTTCCGCTTGGTAGAATCTCTAATTTAATGCTACAACTAGATAATGCTATGGATCCTGCTCATAAGTGGTGGCAGAGAGTAGCTTTGCTATTAGGACAAAACACTTGGGATTTAGGTATTAAAGATCCAGATATCGAAGCTATTAAAGGTGAGATAAAGGAAGAGAAGAAAGAAGCATCTAAAGAAAAGCAAAGAATAAAAAAAGAGCAAAAGAAGAAAGAAAAAGAAGCTGAAGGCATTGAAAAGCAAAAGAAAGAAAAGAAACAAGGTAAGGAATTGACGTGTCTTGTTTGTAAGCTTCCTGTTGTTAAAGGTAAAAAGTATTGCACAATCCACGAAAAGAAAGAACAAAACAAAAGTGGTAAGAAAAAGCAGTGTAGAAAATACAAAAGTGATGGTAGTAGATGTAAAGTAAAAACATCTAATAAAAGTGGGTATTGTTACTACCACGATTAGGTAAACAATTTAAAAAATAGGTGATAATAAAAAGATGGTAAGAAAACTAATAATTTTGCTGGTACTTGTTTCTAACATGGTAACAGCGCAAACAATTGGAAACATTGACTTTAAGGGCTTATTAAAGTACTCTACTTTTTATACGGCTGTTAACGGTGGAACGTCACTTTCTGATGTTGATGTATTCTCTGTGGATAACGGTTTATCTACACAGACTATTTCAACTCCTTATGATTATAATTTTACCATAGGTTTACGTAAGATCGCTAGGTTTGGCTATGAAAACAAAGCTCAAACATTTTACGATGGAACAGAATCTAATTACAGTGATGCGGCCACTGTCGGTAAAGTCAAGGGAGTTGAATACTTATTTGAGGTTGATTATAAAAGACAAGAAGGTGTTGACTACTTAGATCAACATCACTTTATTAGATTTAGTTCTGATGACGGTTGTCCAGATGAGTTCTGTATAAACTTCTTTGCTTTAAAATTAGAGTACTTAGAAGATGGTTTTGCTGATATTAAATATTTTGAAGCATCGGAAAGATACAGACAACGTAAAGGTAAAAATCTATCATGGAATGTTGGGTTGACACATCGACTTGCTGAACCATACGGTTATAACGCTTTGGATGAGTGGATATTAGATAATGGTAATTTACATTACACTTACTTAGCATTGCAAGAAGGTTACACGGTGGATGTGTATAGCAACGAATACTTTAACCCTAATGGAGAGTTGGTTGCTACTAGCGCTGAAGTTTGGGAGGCTGTTGTAATACCTGAAGTGCTATCAGATTACACTGAAAAGAAAAGAAACGAATTAAAGAAAACTATACAACACTCATTTGTTGTTGGTTTTGATTACTATAAGTATAATAAGTCAACTTGGCTACACGCTTGGGGAAGTTTAATGCCTTATCATTATGACGATGGTAGTGAGTTTAGCTATCACAATTATGTTGACGGGCAATGGTATGATTATTCTGGTGGATTAATATACGGGATAAAAGTAAACAAAAACTTAGGATACTTTGTAGAAGGAAAATATAACAAGTACTGGAATAGAGAATGGTACGACTTTAAATTAGGATTAAACTACACGATTTTTTAAATGGCAAAAGAGTTAAACGAAGACACAGGTTTTGTACTTAGTGTAAAAACATTAATAGCTATAGGATTTGCAATGGCAACTTTAATAAGCATGTGGTTCATGTTGCAAGCAGATATTGCTGAAGCAAAAGAACTACCAATTATACCACCAGATGAGGTTACTCGTATGGAGTTTAACATGAAAGATCAAATGATCCGTAACACTATTTTAGATACGCAAAAAGACGTAGAAGAAATTAAAAATACTCTAGAAAAGATAGAGGATAAATTATATAGTAGATAATGGAAGAAACTGTCACTTGGAGAATATTCAGCGTTTACATGCTAATACTTTTGTTTATTTTAATAGCTAGCACTGCTTTTGGTCAAATACAAGTAACTCAATTTAATGCTGGTTGGAACAGTTCTAATGATGTTGCTTGGGTTAACGGTTTATCTGACTGTAAAACTATAGCATATTCAGATATAGCTACAGATACAGAGGCACAAACAAAACACAAAATAGCTGTTGTGCCTACTATTATAATATTTAAAGACGGAGAAGAGGTTGCTAGATTTCAAGCTGATCTTAGTTTTAAAATGCTAGCAACAAAAGAAGAAGTACAAGAAGAAATAGATAATCAATTAATGAGTGACTTTTAAAACAATAAATTATGAAAAAAGGATTTTGTAAAATTATAAAGAAAATAACTTTTGGTAAAGTGTGTCTTGGATGGTGTGCTTGTAAAGTAAAGTAAAATGCCTGGTAGCGATAAGCAAAACAGTATGTTTAAAAAAACTAAAGGATACGTTCAAAAAGGTAATCCTTTTGCTGTCACTAGCTGTGGTCGTAGAAGAAATACTGGTGAATCTATTGTTGAAAGCGACTCGCCATTAGAAAAAAGATTAAGAAAAACTACAAAAGGTAAGGGTCGTAACTTTAGAACAACGAAAGAAGGTGCTGGGATGACTTCTAAGGGAGTTAAAGCTTATAGACGTAAAAACCCAGGAAGTAAACTTAAAACAGCCGTTACGGGTAAAGTTAAACCAGGTAGTAAAGCAGCTAAACGTAGAAAATCATTTTGTGCTAGATCCAAAGGCTGGACTAGCGAAAGAGGTAAAGCAGCGCGTAGACGCTGGAAATGTTAAAACAATAATTATGGCGGATAAAAAATTTAAACCACACATGATGTATAAGGGTAAAGAAGCTGAAAATGCAGAAACTTACCAAGAGCATTTAAAATTAAAAAAAATGTGGTTTGGTCACAAAAAAGGCCCATTTAAAATGAAGTACTCTCCATTAACTAAAAAAGTACCAAACTGTGTGCCAAAAGGTAAACTTAAAAAAGAAAAAGGAGATCCTTGTTGGAAAAACTACGTTCAAAGAGGTATGAAAACAAAATAAAATGAAAAAGTTACTACTACTATTATTACCGTTCATAACGCTAGCGCAAGGTCCACCTAACTGCGTGCCTACAACTATTATTATAAACCTTGATCAATATCAAAGTGAAACATACTGGGGTATAACTGATACTAACGGTGTTTTGTTAACTTATGGTCAAAACTATGGATCAGAACCTGATTATGGCGTTGTTATAGAGCAAAGATGTTTACCACCAGGTCCATTAACTTTTACAATATATGATAGTTATGGAGATGGTTTAAATGGAGCTTTATGGGGTGGTTTAGATGGTTCTTATTATGTAGTACAATGTTATGATACTATAATCACGGGTACTAATGCTGCCTTTGGTAGTGATACGGCCCACGTCTTGCTATCAGCACCTTGTCCACCTATATTTGGTTGTATGGATTCTTCTTATGTAGAGTTTAATCCTAGGGCAGATACAAGTGACGGCTCGTGTTCTGAGTTAAAAGTATATGGTTGTATTGATTCTACTATGTACAACTATAATGACTCGGCAAACACAATGTCTTTGGTATCGGCATGTGACTACATATTAACACTAACAGATTTAGTTGGTGATGGTTGGGCAGCATCAAACTTAGAGGTAACACAAGGCGATAGCACTTGGAACTTTACATTAGATACAGCTGCTTACTCTCAAGAGTACGTTATAAATTTAAAAGCACCTCAACCAGTTTCATTTAAGTTTTCAATATCACAGCAAGCATTTCAATCAGCTGCTCACTGTGGATTTAAACTAACAAACCCATTAGGTATGACTATGATAGAAGTTATACCACCTTTTATACAGCCTTTATTTAAACGTACTATACCAACTTATTGTGGTAATTATTGCATCAACAAAGTATTTGGTTGTATGGATTCTTTAGCATTAAACTATGTAGATACAGCAAACACTGCTCTACCATGTTTTTATGTGCTTGGTTGTACTAACTCTTCTTACTTAGAATATTACACACAAGGTTTCACAGCTGATACTAGCGATGGATCTTGTCAAACACAAGCTGTTTGGGGTTGTACTTCTTCAAGTGCTTTTAATTATGATCCGCAAGCTAACATAGATAACGGTGGTTGTATAGCTGTTGTAGTTGGCTGCATGATAAGTGGATCTTTTAATTATAACCCACAAGCTAACACTCCTGGAACTTGCGTGCCGTTTATTTACGGATGTACTAGTGATATAGCTTTAAATTATAATCCTAATGCTAACACAGACGATGGTAGCTGTATAGGTATTGTTTATGGATGCACTGATCCAAACGCATTTAATTTTGACCCATCTGCAAACGTAGATGATAATAGTTGTATAGATATAGTTTATGGTTGTACAGATGCAACTATGTTTAACTACGATCAACTTGCAAACATAGACAACG